ATGGTCTTTCTTTTGGTATTACGATTCAGCAACTTCAGTACCTCAATTCGATCCAGCAACTAAAGAGTGGCAATTATTACCACCAGTAAATCGTTCGTTTGTTGTAAACTTAGATTCTCCAAGCACAAGCGAAAGTAATATGTTCGCAATGCCAGGTATTATCTTTGATACAACCGCTTCAGGTATTATATTAGCAAAAGTATACGGACCACTTAACGAAGCAGCAGTTCCATTACGTAAAGCAGTTCCAGTTGAATCAGGAATGACATCTATAACTGCAGCTAAAGAAGGATTTCCTTACCCTGTAGGAACACCAATTCCTATTAGTAACTTAAGCAAACAACTTCAGACGAAAGAAAAAAAATAAAATAGACTAATTAATGTTTTTAAATAAAGCAACAGATGAATCTAATTTAGACATGTCAAACGGTAGGAACTTAGAGTACTACCTTGACATGACTAAAGATTACAAGCACGATTTTACATTTAAAGTAAAACAGTACGATGGATTTAATGTAGTCGACGATGGCGAGTTTCAATTTGGAAGCAAAGCCAAAATGGCAGATTTCTTTATATCGCAAGTAAAAGAGGACGCCATGGTTTATGTTGCACCAAGAACAGGTTACGCACCGTATTCTCTTTGTCATTTAGCAAAGCGGTACAACAAGAAATTGTATTTGGTCATGCCCGCTTCCAAAGAGGCATCGGATCACCAATTATCTGCAATAGAAAATGGAGGAATTCCATTATTTGTAAAAATTCCAGCAATGCCAACTGCCAATATCTGGGCAAAACAATTCGCTGAAAGAGTGGGAGCAAAATATCTTCCTTTTGGACTTAAGCACGAATCAGTAGTAGCAGGCGCAGTTAGAATATTTTACGATAACTTTAAAGACACCGATATAGAAACAATGTGGTCCGTATTTTCTACTGGAGTTTTATCTCGCAGTTTACAGATCGCTTTACCAAAAACTAAATTTAATGCCGTAGCTGTTGCAAGAAACATACAGGACGGAGAACTTGGTAGAGCCAAATTCTACACCCACGACAGAGCATTCTTAAAGCCTTCAAGGATACAGACTCCTTTCGATTCTATACAAACCTACGATGCCAAAGGTTGGGAACTCCTAAAGACTCATGGGCAGCAGGGAGATTGGTTTTGGAACGTAGCAGGCAATATGCCAAAAGCCGCATTAAAAGCTAGTGACATCGATTCAAGTCGCGAGTGGGGAGACTTCAAAGATTTTAAGAAGTACTACAAAGATTAGTTTTTCTATTAGCCCCTTATTTTTTATATTTATCCTATGAATATACTACTCAAAGCAAACGAAATCGTATTCGAAAGAAACGAAGAAAAAGAGCGACTTTACGGTCCTTTTCAAGAAGGCATGCAAGAAGCTGCCAAGATTGCGTCTCTATTATCAAGAAAGGAAATCACAACAGTTGACATGTACAATTGTATGATGGCCCTAAAGTTATCAAGAGCATCTTATAATTACAAAGAAGACAATTATTTAGATTTAGTTGCATACATTGCATCACTAAATGACTTTCAAAACAATGCACAGAATGAACATTCAGAAGACAAGAAACGTAAAAACACCAAGTAGAGGAACTAACCTTTCAGCAGGTTTAGACTTCTACGTACCAGAAGATTTTCAAGAAACTACTATACACACAGGAGAATCAGTTTTAATTCCTTCAGGCATTAGAGCGCACGTTCCAGCAGGTTATGCACTAATCGCATTTAACAAATCAGGAGTTGCGACAAAACAAAATTTATCAGTAGGCGCTAGCGTAGTTGACGAAGACTACGAAGGAGAAATTCATTTACACCTAATCAATGTAGGAAGATCTCATACGACCATCAAACCAGGACAAAAGCTAACGCAGTTTATTTTGATTCCAGTAAGTTATATGGACGTACACGTATTAGAAGAGTTACCAGACAGAAACACAGAGCGTGGAGCTGGTGGATTCGGATCAACCGGGTTATAAAATATTAAAAGACAGATATGAAAAATTATTACGACTACTGGTATAAGAGATTTATTAAAGACGGATTAAAAGCATGTAAAACAATCGTTGGATTAGGTTTAGCATTCGCATTGGGTTATTCAGTTAATTTACCAATTGGACTGCTATTCTTTGGATGGGTACTAATAGAAGCATTGATAGATAGAAATTAGAATATGAAAAATTTAATAGTAATAGCGCATCCAGATAAGAAAAGTTTTTGTTACAATGGTATCATGAAAACTGTGAAAGAAACTTTAAAATCAAACAAAGAAGAGATATGCGTAATTGATCTTTATAAAGACAATATAACATTTGAATTTATGAAAGATAAAGTTCAAAAATATAAACAATTAATTACGTGGGCAGATAGAATTTATTTTATATCGCCAGTGTGGTGGTTTAGAACTACTCCTGCTTTAGAAGCCTTCTTCGATCAAATATTTACACCAGGCTTTGCGTACAAGTTTATCCCGTTTATAAAAAAGTATGGCTATCCAAAACCGCTATTAAAACATAAGAAAGTAAGAACCTATCTAACACACGGAGCACCTGCATTACCGGTATTAACTTTATATTTGAATTCAGTTAAATTAAGATTGGTTATGGGTGTATACTCATTTGTATTTGGATGGTTTAGAACAAAGACTAGACAATTTTGGAGTGTACCTTTTGTTTCGCAAAATAAAAGGCTTATCTATTTAGAGAAAGTAAAAGAGGATATTAGAAAAGACTTACAACTAAAATAAAACGGTAAACGCATAACTTGAACAAACAACAGAAGTTAGATAAGACATTTATCAATATCGCAAAAGAAGTAGGAACCTTATCATACTGCACCAGATCAAAAGTAGGCGCAGTGTTGGTGAAGGACGGTAACGTAATAAGTTTTGGGTATAATGGCACCCCGGCTGGAATGGACAACGGTTGCGAAGAAAACGATGTTACCAAAGACGAAGTTATCCACGCAGAAATGAACGCAATTTTAAAAGCAGCAAAAAGCGGTAACGCAGTAGACGGTAGCACCCTATACTTAAGTTTATCTCCGTGTCAAAATTGTTGTAAATTGATCATACAATCAGGCATTAAACGCGTAGTGTATTTAGAAGGCTACAGAGATTTAAAACCAATTGAATTTTTATCTAAATTTATAGAAGTAGAAAAGTATGATATATAAAAACGCCACAGACGCATTCGAATTGCTATTTAGCGACATTAACGCCAACGGAGAATCATTCGCAGGTACTAAAGCCAAGTTCAACGTTTCATTTACACTACAAGATGTAGGTAACAAAACGGTTACCACACCTCAACGTAAGTTCAACGAAGACTATGCTGAGTACGAGTGGAACTGGTATCTTAAAGGAGATCGTGATGCTAGCGAAATCGCAGAGCGTGCTAAGATATGGAAGAAGATGATGGTAGAAGGCACAACAGAAGTTAACTCTAACTACGGTTACTTTTGGAACAAGAACTATCAACTATCAAGAGTAATACAAGAACTCAAAACTAATAAAGAAACAAGAAGAGCAATTGTTGTACATTACGATATAAACGAATTGGACAGATACAAGCACGATACGCCATGTAACGATGTACTTAACTTCTACATAAAAGACGATAAGTTACATTTAACAGTATTCGCAAGATCTATCGATTTAGTTTTTGGTTTCTGTAACGATCAGTACACATTTGCCAAGCTTATGGAGATGGTAGCGTTTCAGTTAGATATTCCAGTAGGAGAAATGACATGGATGATCACGAATCTCCACATCTATCCAAGACATTACGACATGTTAAAATAAAAGTTATGATACCAACTAAATTACCAAGGCCATTCTTAGAAGAGCAACTATCGAAGTTGACTCCAAAGAGATACAATCAATTCGTGTGGTGGAGACGCTACGAAGTTAGACAGACTCTACAAGATAGATCTCCTTTGTACGATAAAATAGTTAACGGTGATTACGAACACTCAGATTATTTTTATCAAGCAGAAATGGAAACGTATCTTCTACAAGATAGAATCAAAGACATAAGATTCTACGAAGATCAGTTAGAGCACAGAAGTTTATTTGGAGCCAGATGGAAAAGACTGATGGACGACTATCAAAAGGACGAGAAAGAAATTTTAAGAAAGATGAAGCGGGATTTCAAAGGCACTTTCGGTATACCTGGTGATGAATTAGAGCTGATTATGGAAGACTTCGACGGTACTACATTAGATTTATACACCCACGTAAAACAGCTGACCAGAGAGCGCAGATTACGAAATTTACAATTAGCATGAGTTTAAGATACAAAATATGGGAATTTTTTAGAAGAGGTTTACCAACTTTTTTTAAGAACATTTGGAAATTTAGAAAAGAGCTGTACAGCCACGATTGGTGGGATTACACTTTTACTTTAGAAATACTTTACCGATCTTTGGTTATTATGGAAGAGGGCATGAGTAAGAAAGGGATGGAAGTAGCAGAAACCAGAAACGTAAAAGTAAAACAAATACGTAGAGCAATAGAATTACTTAAACACAAATTGGACGATGACTACTTAGAAAGAGTTGAAGCAGAGTTAGGCCCAATAAACTATACGAATTTTTTCGACGATAAAAATTGGAAAAAATTAGAAGGCGGAAATTACGAGTTGATAGACACAGACACTCCCGAAGAAAGGAAACACAGTAGAAAAGTATTCAAGCGCGCGCATCAGTTAGAAGCGAAGGAGTGGAAAGAGTTATGGACTATTATCAAAGGAAACAAATTTACTACTTGGGAAAAATTCGACGGAACGGATCTTCGCAATTGGTGGGATTAAAATAAAAATTATGAAAGACGTATTAATCTTATTCGGATTAATGTTAATTCCTACAAGCCTTATTTCAATAATATGGGTGCATTTTATCGATAAATCATTTAAACAAAAAACAGAAAGAAATGAAACAGTACATCAAACCGCTTCTAACAACATTTAGTGTTGCTTTATTTTTATACACGATGTATACTCAGAACGAAAAAATTACTGAGCTAAAAACTACGGTTGTAAAACAAGAAAAATTAATAGACAGCCTAAGTCAGTCTCAAACGGCAAAGAAACCTAATAATTAACAATAACTTAATACTACAACCCTCTAATTTTTTAGGGGGTTTTTAT